TTTTATTTTCACTAGAGTTAAATCTAAAGTTAGCACGAATAGGGCTGCTTTGATCTACGCCCATAGCATTAAGAATTGAGTTTGGGTCTTTCATTTGAGATGAAGTAAGCGGAGAACCATTAGATGCACGAGCTAAAATACCTGCTTGAATAGTCTGCATTAATGCTTGGTCGCCACCAGTAATTTGTTGAATGGTTGCATAACCCTTACTTCCAGGGTTTAATACCATTGCTGCTTGTTCTTTTGTAATCTTTTGACCACGATACAAGAAGCTATATACGTCATTAATAATTTGGTTTGGCGGTTTTAAGTTACCTTGACGATCACGGATTTGAATGCCAGCACGTAAGAAACTCATGCCATTCATACCGGCCATACTTGCAGCAGCTTGTTCGTTGCTCATTCCAGACATAGCACTCATGCCGGCAAGTTGACCCATAATATTTTTAGAGCTTAGTGAATTAGCGGTATAACCACCTTGATACATTAAGTTCATCGCGGCCATGGTTGGACCCATAGCACTTGTTGCTCCGCCGCCTACTTGGTTGTTAGCTTGAAGAATTGCAGTACGGGAGGACATGCCACTAAGTCCGGCATATGTATCCGCACCCATACGTTGCGTAACAGCAGCCATAGTATTAGGTGCGGCTTTCATATAAGTGCCGGCACCAAATGCTGCTAAACCAATACCTATACCTACTTTTTCAGCACGGGTAAACTCACCAAGGCCTAGGCGTCCAGCGCCAGGCCTTCCTGCACTCATTTTTCCTGTAGCGGCTTCGGTGTCTTTAATGGCTTTAGACCACTCATCAACCATTTGGTCTACAAGTTTTTTAGCCTCTTTAAAGTATTTAATAAAGTTTTTAGGAAGACCATCAAAGTCAACATCATCTCCCATGGCAGAAAAAGGCGTAGACTCAGCATCCGATGGTGGGAACATACTTTGAGTTGCCATTTACATCACCGCCTTATTCTAGCCGTAGCTCTATCTAACCAATTTATACGTTCCCTCATACTAAGGTTACGTACCTCATTTAATGTCCACCCAGGATAACTTTGGATCAATAGATCCTGCATATCCATAAGCAGTTCGTAGTCAATCTCGTTAGCGAAACAACTCCGCTAAAGTTAGCGGAAGCGGTACCTCCGCGCCGCAAGACTGACATGGAATTTTTATTTCACTGAGTTGTGGGCCTGGGTTGCGGTTTGTAATCTCTTGCAAAATGTCTCTACGATCTTTTAAACTTAGTTTTCGAACATCGTCTAAACTAAGTACTGGAATATCGTTAATGGACTCAATGCAATTTTTCAAAAGAATTGTATCTAATTCTGCTGAAGTTTTATTGGTAGACGTAACAATAGCTTTTTGCGTACTTCCAGTAGGAAGAGTTACTACTACATCTCCAACCTTACATTTAACGGCAAAAGTATGGTCCCCATCAAGTTTTTTAAGGGGCACATCTTTAACCAAATCTATTTCAAATACCTGCTCTACTCCACAGCTTGGGCATTCTCCTGGTCCAAGTTTAACCTCAGTACCAAATGTGGCGTTTCTAATAGCTAGAAGTAAAAGTTCACGATCTCCAGCATAGAGAGCATCTAACGTCTCTTTATCTGCGGGTTCATCGCCAATCTTTACTGTAGCTCTTTCTAAGATTGTTAGTAGGGCTTTACCTGGATCATTAATCTTAGAGATTAATTCCTCATCTATCCCATTTAATTCTCTAATCTCTGCTGTAGAAATTAAGCCCAAAAATGGATCTACTAAACCTCCCAATAGTTCAACCGTCGTATCAGGTGGTGGCAGTGTAGAAACCTTTGAGGTACTAGTTGCCACCACCGGATCCGGTGAAGTCATTGCCTTAGCTGCAATTTCATTTGCTAAAGCTGGATTGCTTGTCGCATTTATAGTCGTATCATTTGCCATGTTATTTACCTTTGTTTAATTTATCGTCCTACGAAAGTACTTCCGTCGGCTGAACCTGATAATGTGTAATCCTTTGCGTATTGTACATCAAAACCTTCATGAACTAGAACCATGTCTTCTACCATAAGGGTATTAGCACCTGCGTCTAGATTACTGTAGGAAAGTGATGAGATCCAAGCATTGTAGACACGAAAGCGTAGTGAGGTGTGTTGATTCTCAGGAAGTGGAGCTTGAACTCCATTACCTTGATCCGCCTGTGGGTTTGGATGACTTAGAACTTGGATGTCAAGGTCGCAACGAAATCCTTGTCCCACACCTACTGAAAGGCTAGGAGTTAGGATTGAAAATAGACGCTTCATCCATTTTGGATTTGAATCTTGTCCCAACAATATTCCTTTAGAAAGAGTAATTGGAGTAAACGCAGATTGACCCGGGATCTGGTGAACGTTAGTATTGTATCCACCTTCACGGTAAGCAATTGGTTCAGTCGTTACAGATAGGCCAGATAGAGATACAAACCCCATCTTCATTGGCTTATCGCCTTTGCCCCATTCTGTTGTTGGATTAAAAGTTACTAGAAACTTAAAATTACGGACTGGGTCCGTCATTAAGGTACTAAGTAGATTTTCTGTTGGTGATGCCATTTTTATTTATCTCCTTTACGCTGAAGCGTTTCCGGTTAGTTGTCCAAGTTTAATGACAACGAACTCTGCTGGGTATTCAAGAGAAACTCCAACTTCAATATTAACTTTACCTTGCTGCATATCACTGAAGCTGGTTGTAGTTGCATCGCACTTTACGTAATATGCTTGAGTTGGGTTTGTTCCACGTAGGCCACCTGATTGCCAATAAGCAAGCAAGAAGCTATTTAAATTAGTGCGAATTTGAGCCCATAGACGTGAGTCATTGTTCTCAAACAAAGCAAATGATGTTAGATCATTCATAGACTTTTCAATGTAAATCAAAGAACGTCGAATGTTGATATAACGATTGTTTGGGGTATTATCTATAGTGCGACCACCCATGATGACAATACCTGCGCCAGGAACCTGACGAATGGCGTTAATAGGGTCAACACTTGTATTAATGGCGTCTAGCTCAGCGTTAGTAAACAAGTGTTCAGTAGATACGGCAAGAGCCATAACATTTTGAAGACCTGCTGGAGTTTTAGCTGGACCACGAGAAGCATCAGTTGCAATGTATTGACCAACAACACCAGCACCAGGAGCTTGTAGACGAGTTACGCCAATGCTCTTAGTTGCATCTGGGATGTTATACCAAGGATAGTAAGCTGCAGCAATATTTCCTGAAGTAGCTCCAGAAAAAATTGCGTATGTTGCAGTTACTTGAGTTTGTGCAGCTGTTGCTGACAGTCCAGAAGGAGTATCAAATACTGCAAAACAGTCAGTACGACTAGAAGCATAAACCACAGCATCGCCGTGAAGTTGTGCGGTTAGAGTACCTGTTGCAGCATATGGAGCATCTGGTGCGTAAATAACCAATGGGTTAACTATTGAATCAAATGTTGTCCAAGCAGAGGCATAATCTGCACGTGCAACAGTTGTACCATCACTGCCCCCAGAAAGCGCAACAGGTGTTGCGTTAACTGCTGGAGACTTTGTATTATCTAAACTATTAGAGATATTAATTACTGAAGTAGTATTAGAGTTAACAACAGATAAAACAAAGTTTCTATCTGTCGAGGACATACTTAAATCGGTGTAAGACTCAAGCAAAGTTGTGGTTGAGTTTCCATTAACAGTAGTTGTCTGGTAAACCTCAAGACCAAAACGAGAAGCAGATCCTGCGGTTACAATCTTAACTGAATAAGCACCAGACCAAGCTCCTGCGCTAGCAGCGTTAATAGTAAATACTGTATTAGAAGCTGTTGTTACAGTAACAGTAGCTGTGGCAGAGGCACCAGTTACTCCGGTTCCTGTAGCGGTACTTGTAACAGTAAACTGTGAGCTTGAGCGAGTAGCAATAGTTGCGCTACTTAAGTTAAATGCTGTTGTTGAAAGACCAGTAATAGTTACTGTCTGTCCAACGGCAAATGTGTTAGTAGCTGTGTATGTAACGGTATTACTTAGAGCCGTAGCTGTAGCTGTAGCACCAGTTACTCCGGTTCCTGTAGCAGCATTTGTTACTGTAAATTGTGAACCAGTAGCTGTAGCAATTGTTACAGAAGTTAAGTTAAAAGCAGCTGTAGATAAACCAGTAATAGATACTGTTTGACCAGCTACAAACGTATTAGTTGCTGTATAGGTAACTGTGCCGGATGCAGCTGATGCTGCGGTAACTGTAGCTGTAGTAGATTGACTAGAGGCTGCAGTAACTGTAGCAGTAGTGGTGGTAGTGGTTCCGGTACCATCGTTAATAGCGACAGTTCCTATTCCAGAACCTGATCCAATAACACGCTTTACATATAGATTGCGGCCGCCATTAGCAAAAAAGTTATAGGCAGCCCAAGTAGTTGGGTATAAGTCATTTAATCCACCAAAAGTCTTAACAAAATCTGTCCAAGTACTTACTAGAACAGGGGCTGATGTAGGACCTTGTGGAAGAATTCCAGCAAATGCTCCAACAGCGTTTGCAGTGTTTGCAGGCTGCACCGCTTGTGGAAGAGACACTTCTTGGATATAGACTCCGGGACGGGCAAGATTTGCCATTCGGGGTTTCTCCTTTAGGGTTAGGTTGTTTTCTTAGTGAGACGGGGTTGTGTGCCAAATAGTTGTGTTTGGGGTAGTTTGATACCCGAGTGATGTATTGACATCCGTTACTTCGTAAACTGCGCTGAGTTGATCAGGGAACAGTTCTGCGCTGATACGAATATTATAGACATTACTGAATAGGCGTTTGCCACCTTCAGTAGTATCTCTTTTTGAGAAGCCCAACATATCTAGACGACGCATAGTGCTATCTTCTGGGATGGTGAGTTGCCCAAATCTAAGTGGTAGTCTGCCAGGTGCAAACAACTTAGCCATAATCTGACGATCATGACGAGGTTGACGAGACCATGTGGAGACTTGGTAGATAAGGTCTACCGGGATAGGAAAGTTAACTGGTTGACTTTCAGTAGTGTAATTTGGAGTCATACCTTCAGGAGTATAGGTAAGGTCTACACTTCCGCGATGAGCACGTTCGATATCTTCACGAACACCTACTAAATCTAAAGTTATATAAGGGTAGCTCTGTTGACGGATATCTTTATCTGGTTGGCCATAGTAAACAGCAACTGGGCGGGTGGCATTTCCACTATCAGATACTGTGATACCTGAGAGTAGAGTTTTTAATGCAGCATCCTCATTAATAATAAATGGCATTATTTAACCCCTAAAACAAATGTGCGTAAAGCCGGAGCAGGAGGAACATGTTGAGTTCCATACTCTAATGTAAGTACGGCTTCTTCAATTTTTTGTGGGTAAGAAATAGAATGGCCAGTACCATTGTGAGAAATTTTAATATGATCTGTAATTTCTGCAGGCCAGCCATATGAAGTTGCATGGCTACGAAGCTTTGCAGTATAGTGAGGAATTACTTGTTTTTCCGCTTTGACTATAGCACTATTGAAGAGTTTTTTAATATTAGCCACGGTTACGGAGCCACTTCGATAGCAAAAACCCCGCAGCAAAACCAACAACGATTTTCTTACCACCGTTTTGGTTAAGGCTGGCTAAGCCACGAACAAACTCCTGTTTATCGGCATCAGTCTCTTCACGAGCAAG